AATGGCAGGAAAAGGAAGTAAACCTAGACCTATACCGAACAGAGAAAAGTTCGAGAAGGAATGGGATAGAATCTTTGGAACTAAAGAACAAGAAAAGAAGAAACAAGCACAGGACCGAAGAAATGGATAAAAGTACAAGAGTCACAATTACATTGGATATGGAATACGACAATGACTTATTAAATAATGGAACGAAAATGGTGAAAAAGATTCGTGAGTTTATTGCTAATAATGAATTTTCATATCTGACTCAAACCGGGGAAAATCTAGATGCTGGTGGCCGACCGGTCAATAAAGTAACATCTGGATTATCCTCCGAGTTTGCACATCCAGCATATACAAGATACCCATTCTTAAAGCACAAATTAGTTAAGGAATAGGGGTTGACATTTACTTTAAAATGTATTATAATGGACTTTTATTATGGAAACAAATATGAAACCGTGGGAAATTATCCAGAAGCTTGAGTCTGATAATAGTAGACTTTTCAAAGAAGAAGTTCTTTCTTCGAACTTAAATAACAGAGAATTTGCATGGGGATTGAGAGTTGCTCTTGATTCCATGATTACATTTGGAGTTCAACAAGTTCCTATTAAAAAGGAACCTGATGGTGAATCAGACCTTTGGTTTGGCCTTCCAGAAATGGAACAATTAGTTCACAATTTATCTACTAGACAATTAACTGGTAATGCAGCCCGAGACGCTATTTTGCATGCAATGAGTATATGCACACAAGATGCTTGGAATAATTGGTATCGTAGAATCCTAATTAAAGATTTAAAATGTGGAGTGAGTGAAAAAACAGTTAATAATGTTTGCAAGAAACAAGGCCACGACCCATTGATTCCTGTATTCGGCGTCATGTTGGCAAGTAGTGGAGATAATAATCCAAAAAGAATCAAAGGTGAATGTATTGTAGAATACAAATATGATGGAGTCAGAGCTGTTGCAATAGTGAATAACGGTTCAGTAACCATATATAGTAGGAATGGAAAAATTCTCAGTAATTTTCCACACATTGAAGAAGCCCTCAATAAACCAGAATATGATGGCACAGTCTTTGATGGTGAAATTATGAGTGAAGATTTCCAAACACTTATGAAACAGGTCAACCGTAAGGAAGGTGCTCAAACACAAGATGCTTTTCTTGCTCTTTTCGATGTTTTACCTCTTGATGAATTTGAAGAAGGTAAAAGCAGTGCTACTCAATATGAAAGAAAATTACACTTAGAGGATTATAGAGATATATCTCCTGCGATTAAAGTCGTAGATTACTGGACAGTAAATTTTGATAAGCCTGAAGGTAAAGAGCTCTTTGATTTTTTAAATAAACAAGCGATTGATAAAGGTTATGAAGGTTTGATGATTAAACCAACAGACGGCATATATGAGAATAAAAGATCATACGCGTGGTTGAAAATTAAGCCATTTATTGAAGTAACCTTAGAGGTTGTTGGTTTAGAAGAAGGAACAGGTAAAAATGAAGGTTTACTTGGAGCTTTGGTTTGTGAAGGCCAAGACGAAGGTAAACAATTTCATGTTAAAGTCGGAAGTGGTTTAACTGATGACAATAGAAAAGACATTTGGGAAAATAAAGAACAGGTAATAGGTCAATTGGTAGAAATCAGAGCAGACAGTGTCAGTCTAGCAGATGATTCTGAGACATATAGTTTAAGGTTCCCAAGGTTTAAAACATTTAGAGGTTTTGAGGTAGGAGAGAAACTATAATGTGGGCAGAACTTGTATTCGATTTTATCTATTTTGGTTATCTGGGATTAATGAATTTAGGATTTTACTTTGTAATTAAGAATACACTATGAGTTTAAAAGTCAAAATAAATGAAAGAATGGATATTCTGCAAGAATGGATGGAATCAAATTATCATTTGAAAAGACCAGATGTTGTTGCTGAACATACTCTACAACTTTCTAAATTTTGGAGTGTTTTGAGTGAAGAGGATAGAGATTATATCCAATGTGCTCAAAGTGCGATTGAAGATAAAATGGAGTGGAAATTATGACACAGTATGATGATAGAGTAGAAAGACAAAGGCTTTTATTAGAAGCAGAAAAATGGGCTCAAAGCGTGAAAGATATTCATGTTCATGGCTTAAGCAGTATGTGGTATGATGATAGACCTGAAGATACTGCTGATGGAAAATATGTCACCGATACAGCATATAATAGTGGTTTAATCGAAAGATCTAAAAACGGAAAGATTATTCATACTTTTGGTGAAAAGCTCACAGGCGAATTATTAATACGAGAATATGAAAGAAAGAATGGGAGAACTGTTCTAAATTCAAAATAGGGGGAAATATGAAACTTTTATTATTTCTCTTAGTTATGGCCGTACCTACATTTGCGGCGTTTGATGGACCTTACGTTCCAACTGAAACGGAACATTGTATGGCATTAAATATCTATCATGAAGCACGAAGTGAAAATATGGCAGGTAAATTTGCAGTTGCCGATGTTGTTTTAAATCGTGTAAATGATAGACGATATCCAGACACAGTATGTGGTGTAATTTATCAAGCAGAATTATCTGAATGGTGGTTGGAACGAGGAAGAGAAGTTCCAGTTAAAGGACGATGTCAATTCAGTTGGTATTGTGACGGCATTAAAGATGACCCAATGGAAACCGATGCTTGGGCTGAATCATTAATAATAGCATATCAAATATTAAATAATGATTTATACCGAGGTTTGACTGAAGGTTCTACACATTATCATGCAAATTATGTGAAACCACCCTGGGCTCCAAGTTTTCATTTTGTAGGACATATAGGTTCACATATTTTTTATAGAGCAGATTGAATAAATATCTCTATACATTGTGAATAGAGGTATATTATGAAAACAGCAGGAGTGGACTACAGTTTATCAAGTCCAGCTATTTGTACACACGAAGGTGATGAATGGCATTATGACAATTGTGTATTTTACTATTATGTCAAAAGTGATAAATTACTTTTACAAGGTGGTAAAACACAATTTATGTCAACATTATATCCAGAAGCCTGGGCCAATGACCAAGATCGATTTAATATTTTAGGTTCCTGGGCAGACGATAAAGTTTATGATTGTGATTTTGTCGGGATAGAAGGATATGCATTTGGAGCTGTAGGTCGTGTATTTCAGATTGCTGAAAATGCAGGCTTATTTAAACATAAATTATATACAAAAGGAGTTCCTTTTGATGTTTATGCTCCAACAGTAATTAAAAAATTTGCCACAGGTAAAGGAAACGCAAATAAAGAAATGATGATTGAGGCGTTTGAAGATGAAACAGGGGTTGACATTCGCGACGCTTGTGGTATAATAAACAAATCATGGAATCCAATTACAGATATTGTAGACGCCTATTATATTTGTAAATATGGATTTCAACAATTTAGAGAAGAGTTATGATAATTATTTTTAACGGACCACCAGCTTCAGGCAAAGACGAAGCAGCAGATGTATTTAAAGAAAATTACGGGTTTAAAGCTCTTAGTTTTAAATGGCAGCTATTCAAGGAAACAATGAACCATTATGGTGTCAATGAAGAATGGTTTATGGAAGGTTATGATAATCGCGAAATTAAAGAGCGCGAAGAATTTGCTTTAGACAATATGTCAAGGCGTCAAGCCATGATTCATGTTTCCGAAAATGTTATTAAACCAACCTATGGTAAAGACTTCTTTGGTCAGCGTGTTGCTGAAGAGATTCAAGAAGGCGTAAATTATGCTATTGCTGATGGTGGGTTTATTGAAGAATTAGAGCCTGTGATCGAAAAGGTTGGTGCCGAAAATGTTGTTATAGTACAATTAACAAGAGAAGGTCACGATTACTCTACTGATAGTCGTAGGTATTTTAATGGTAATATCATTAAAGAATATGCTATTGGGTTTGAAACACCAGTAGATAAAGCTTATGTATTAAAAGAAGAATTAAATTTAAGAACATATAGAGTACACAATAATGGTTCTGTGCGTAATTTCCACAGTGTATTAACTGACATTTATAATGAATTAAAGGAAGATTATAACCTTGATAGAACTGAAGAACAAGCTGAAGGGAATACCGAAACCGAACATAATTAATCTTAAGGAATGTACTGACAGAGCTCAATGGACTCGCGATGAGTTTGCTCGATTAGGTATTGATGATATTAATATACATTCCTATGACCGATATAACGAAGATTCGATAAAATTTATCGGCGATCCCCATGTAACAGAAGCCACAACAAAAGGTGTTACATCATCGCATATGCTCACCATTAAATGGTGGTATGAAAATACCGATGAAGAAATGGGAATCTTTTTTGAAGATGATTTAGATTATAAAACAGTCGATCATTGGAATTTTACACTACTAGAATTTATCGAAAGGTGTAACAAATGGGATTGGGGAGCATTACATTTGTGTAATGTTTTTGAGTATCCCTACGATGTTTATAATGAGTATATTCCAATGGTTCCTAGGAAAAGACAATTATGGGACCATGGATTACAATGTTATATTATGAAACGCGAATACGCAAAGAAAATTGTAGAATATTACTTCGACGATTTTGGCCAAGGTGATATTCATTATCGCATGCCACTAGGAAGTCCAGTGACTACCGAGAATAATCTTTTACATGGATTTGGATTGGTGATTACAATGCCATTATTCAATCACAATGTAATGGACTTTCGCTCGAAGAATATATATTATTATAATGAACAAGCAAGTTCGGCCTTTTATTCCTACGAATTTCTAAAAGCCTGGTGGGAAGAAAAAGGATCAAATTTTTCGCTTGATGATATATTTGACAATGAACGTGAATCGCACAAAAAATATGGAGTATTAGATGATTAATAAAATGGATAAGTACGATGCAATTCGTGAGGTCATTAATGACCTTAAAGCTAAAATCCCTGCTCAAGCAGGTGGACACTACTATACAGCAATACATGTATTGGAAGAAGAATTAAGTATATTAAGACAAGAATTACAAGGCCAGGTAGAAAAGGCCGTTGCAAAAATTGGAGAAACTTTACAATGAGCGTAGTATATAAAGGCGAAATTATTGACACAGATTTGTCAAAAAATTCCAATGGTGGAACTGAGATGATGAGGCAACGCCTTGTTGATAATGCAGATAAAGAGCTTTTATCACAAGTTGCTGTTCACTTATCAAGACCAAGAGAATTATATAAAGATGTGCCGAACATTCTTTGGTGTCATGACCTTGCAGTAGACCCAGAAAATAGAGTACTGAATGATGGTGGTTGGGAAAAGTTTGACCATTTTGTATTTGTAACATCTTGGCAAAGAGACCAATATATCGTACGATTTGGAATTCCATATTCTAAATGTTCAGTGATTCATAACGCGATTGAAAAAGAATATGCTCCTGTTCAAATGGCGACTGATAAGATTAGATTCATTTATCATACAACTCCACATCGTGGTTTGGAATTATTGGTCCCAGTATTTGATGCATTGACAAAAGAATTTGATAATATTCATCTAGATGTATACTCAGGGTTCGACATTTACGGCTGGCCTACAAGAGATGAAGCATATAAGGGTTTATATGCCAATATTGAAGCACACCCTCAGATGACATACCACGGCGTTAAAAGTAACGAAGAAGTATTATCTGCTCTACAAGAGTCACATATCTTCTTATATCCAAATATTTGGCCAGAAACAAGTTGTATTGCATTGATTGAAGCAATTAAGAGCCAGTGTATTTGTATACACCCAAACTTTGCGGCGTTACCAGAAACCGCAGCAAATGCCACAATTATGTATGATTATATTGAAGATCCACAAAAACATGCAAATTATTCTTTTGCAGTGGCAAGACAAGTTTTAAATTCTATGAAGAACGATCCAAACTATTTTAATGGTTTTACTTATTCGGATAGATTTGCATTAGCAAGAAACAATATCCCTTCGTTTACTACAATGTGGAACTCTATCCTAAGGAATGTGACAGAGAATGTCAGACAAAAAGAAACCGGATAACATAGTCCAGTTTCCAAATATCAGATTAGACAATCCTCCCTTAACTCCGGAAGATGTTAAGCAAAGGTTAACTGAATATAAAGAAAGTTATTCAACAGAACTTGCTCAAATTATTTGGGAAAATGTTTTGGGAGAAATGGACCGTGCTGGGTGCAATTTTGATAGCAACATTGACAAATATTTTCCAAATATGATTTTGGTCTTTGAAAGCATTAAAGCACTTCATTTACTCTCAATGGATTCTCACCACCCTCTGCATGACTTTGCAAGACAGAATACTATTTCAGTTCCTAATGAAGATGGAGATTTGGTAACTGGTGGTTTTAAAAGAAATATTGAGAAACCGGTTGACATTGACCCAGAAATGGATTAAAATATACAAACAATTAAATTTTGGACTTAAATTATGATATTAGTTGACTATAACCAGGTGATGTTGGCATCTTTATTTGCCAGTATTGGTAATCACCACAATGTAGATCTTGACGAGAATCTCATTCGTCACATGTTTTTAAACAGTATTCGCTATAATAGGAAAAAGTTTTCTAAAGATTATGGCGAGATTGTGATTTGTGTTGACCAAAGAGATGTATGGCGTAGAGATTATTTCCCTTACTATAAAGCAAATCGCAAAAAGAGTCGTGATGATTCCGAACTCGATTGGGGTAAATTATTTGATGTCATTCATAAAATTCGTGAAGAACTATCAGAATTTTTCCCATATAAAGTGATATATGTAGAGCGTTGCGAGGCTGATGACATCATTGCAACAATTGTACATGAACACGGTATGGACTTAAATATTGGTGGAGAGAAAATACTCATTCTTTCTGGCGACAAGGATTTCATTCAATTGCATCAATACGCAAATGTTGACCAATACAATCCAGTGCTCAAGCGTTGGATTAGGAATGACAATCCCGATAAATATTTACAAGAACATATTCTGAAAGGAGATGTCGGTGACGGCGTTCCAAATATTCTTAGTGCTGATAATTGTCTGGCTCTTGGTGAGCGCCAAAGACCAATGACAAAAAAGAGAATGCAAACTCTTACCGAACAGCCCGAAAATATGGACGAAGAAACCAAATTGAGGTTTAACCGTAATAAACAAATGATTGACCTCTCAATGATTCCTCAACAATATAAGGATTCTATTCTTTCGGAGTTCAATAAAGAAAAAGAAGTTGGGCGTGAACTGTTGTTCAACTACTTTGTTAAAAACAAATTGAAACATTTGATAACAGATATACAGGATTTTTAGTATGGCTTTAAAATTATCAATGTCGGATATTCTAACTCAAACCGGCAAACTTAAATCGAAAAAAGAAAAGGTTGCATTCTTACAAGAGAATGACAATCCAGCCTTTCGCACAGTATTAAGACTTATCTATGATAAAGAGATTGAGTTTCTAATACCAGACACAGCCCCACCTTGGAAGAAAAATAACTTACCAGATGCTACCACAATGCTTTATAGAGAAGCAAGGCGTCTAAAGATTTTTATTAAGGGCGGTGGATATGACAATTTAAATCAAATTAAACGAGAAACATTATTCATTTCTTTATTAGAAGATATTGAAGATAATGATGCTGACCTTCTTGCAAATAATATGATTTCACATACACCAGTCAAAGGTGTCACTCTTAAAACGGTTGAGGAAGCATTTCCTAACTTATTCACAACTCCTATGGATATGAGATAAGGAATTTGATATGGCCAAGAGATTTAGGGACTTCCCTGAGTCTGAATGGGAAGATCTTAAAACGCAAGATCGCCGTAAAATTGAACAAAGAAAAAGAAATCAGCGTTCAAAACGAAAGAGAAGAATTAAAGAAAAATACCAACCGTAACGTGTTGACTTTTGCTCATTAATGTATTATAATATACACTTAATGGAAAAAGGAAAGAAAATGACAGATATTAGAAGTGACAAAGTCATTCTAGTCGATTGTGATGGCGTATTACTTGACTGGAAATATGGCTTTTATAAATGGATGACTGACCACGGTTATAAGGTGGTAGAAGAAAATCAATATGAGGTTGCAAAAACCTTTGGTATACCAAAACCTCTCAGTGAAAAATTGGTACAGAATTTCAATGAATCAGCAGCAATAGGGTTTCTTCCGGCGTTGAGAGATGCTGTGAAATACGTCAAGAAGTTAAATGAAGAAGGTGGATATGTTTTCCATTGTATTACTTCATTATCAACTGACCCATACGCAGGTCGACTCAGAATGAAAAATTTGGAGAAACTCTTTGGTAAAAATGTGTTCGAAGAACTTATTTGCCTAGAATGTGGAGCAGATAAAGATGAAGCTCTAATACCTTATAAAGATAGTGGTTGTTATTGGGTTGAAGATAAACCCGCAAATGCAATTGTTGGTGATGAAATGGGGTTAAATTCCATATTAATTCACCATGACCACAATAAAGATTTCCAACATGAAAATATACAAAAAGTTGCTAATTGGAAGGAAATCTGTGAAATGATTTTATAAATAAATCTATGACAGCTTGGATATTTAATTAATGCCAACTTACGAATTTAAAGATACCAATACTGGCGAAACATTCGAAAAAATCTTAAAGATTTCCGAATATGACCAGTTCAAAAAAGATAATCCCCATCTACAACAAATAATTTCTAGCGGACAAAATGTGATTGAGTCTGCGCGCCTCGGTCGTATGAAACCTGACCAAGGTTTTCGTGATTTGCTTTCGTCTATGAAAAACAATAAAGCTTATACAGGAAACAAGATTAACGACTGGAAATAAAACTTTCTTGGTCGTTTTTCGCCATTAAGGAGGTTATACATGCCAAAGAGTCGTATATCGCAGAAAGAGAGAAGAAGATTGGAACGTAATAAAAATGGAACACTTGATTCAAAATTTAGTATGAGACCCATTAAACCAATTACAATCACTCAAGAAGATATGTTTGACAGTTATAAGGCTGGATATAATATTGCCGCAATAGGAACGGCAGGAACAGGGAAAACAATGTGTGCTCTATACATGGGCTTACAAGACATTCTCCAAACTGATGAATATGATCAAATGATTATAGTTCGTTCCGCAGTACAAACAAGAGAACAAGGCTTTATGCCAGGGTCACAAGCCCAAAAAGAAGCGGTGTATTCAGTACCTTATGCAGACATAGTTAATAATTTATTTGGTCGCGGAGATGCTTGGGAGATAATGAAGCAAAAACGCCAAATTAAATTTATGACATCTTCATTCGTGCGAGGACTTACATTTGACAACTCCATTATCGTTGTTGACGAATGTCAATCAATGACATATCACGAGCTTGATAGTATTATCACTCGTGTAGGAGAATCTTCAAGAATTATATTCTGTGGAGATACAAGGCAAGATGACTTATTTAACTCACGCAATAAAAATGATGTAAGTGGATTAGGTAACTTTATTAATGTACTTAATCGTATTCCTTCATTTAGAGTTGTAAACTTTGGAGTCGAGGATATTGTTCGCTCAGGCCTCGTAAAGGAATATATTATTGCGAAAGATAAATTTGAATCAAATAGAAACGTAGTTCATGCTGCTTTTGCAGTAGCTTAAAGGAGGACAACGAGGGTGGCCGGGGTAACTCGGCCATTCTTTATATTTGGATATATAGTATTATGACACAAGAAATTGAAAATCACAAAATAAAATGGTTACGCAAACAAGCGTTCCGAGTAGAAGTAAAAGCAGCTGATGCTGAAAAAGCTCTTACTTGGTTACAAGAGAATGTAGAAGAAAAATCTTACGAATATTCTATCAAAGAAGATTTAGGAGGTTTACATACTTTCTTTTTTGAAAACGCTTCAGACGCTTCCAGTTTCAGAGAAGAACTATTCGGTGACTCTCGAACCGTGAACGTCAGCTAATCAAAAACACACAGGATATATTATGTTTACCCACCACGATCATGGGATCGAATTACCCCATATAACAAGAAAAACAACAGAAAGCGGAAGAAGATATTTCACACCAACAGGTGAAGCATACCCTTCCGTAACCACAGTACTAGGCATTCTCAGTAGAGCAAGTATTGCAGCATGGCGAAAAAGA